TCGGTTCGGCATTCTTGATGAAATGTCTAAGGCATGTATCAATGGTGATATCCGTGCAATGATTGTGACTGGCCCTCCCGGTGTCGGCAAGAGTTTCGGTGTTACTCGGCAAATGGAAAAGGCTACTCTGTTTGATCAGGTTGCAGGCAAGCGTTTGCGTTTTGAGATTGTCAAGGGTACTATGTCTGCTATCGGCTTGTTCGCATTGCTCTACAAGTACTCCGATGCTAAGAATGTGTTGGTCTTTGACGATTGCGATATCTGGGAAGATCAGGATGCTGTGAACATTCTGAAGGGTGCTTTGGATAGTGGCAAGACCCGTCGTATCAGTTACAACAAGGATAGCCGACTGTTGCGTGAAGAAGGTGTTCCTAACACTTTCGATTTTCACGGTTCGATAATCTTTATCACTAACAAGACCTTCGACAACAAGCGAGCCACTAAGATTCAGCCGCACTTGGATGCATTGCAATCTCGCAGTCACTTCTTGGATCTGACTATCAACACCGAGCGTGACAAGATGCTCCGTATCAAGCAAGTGCATCGTGATGCTGACCCCGGATTGTTTGTTGATTATGGTTTCGACAAGGCTCAAGAAGAAATGGTTCTTGACTTCATGTGGGACAATCACAACAAGTTGCGTGAAGTGTCCTTGCGTATGACTCTCAAGATTGCCGATCTTGTCAAGATCAGCCCGAACAACTGGCGCGAACTTGCTAAGGCAACTTGCATGAAGGCTTAAATAAAAGGGACTTGTGTCCCTTTTACTTTGTAATTTTAATTTATTACTATATAATAAGAGGACTCAAAGGTCCTCTTACCATATGAAAAAAAATACTTTATTCAGTTTTGACACTTACAATTTTGAATGTGATAACCAATTAGTTGATATAGTTTACAATGAAATTGTTACCCTTGACAAAAACAAACAGATTTTTTGGAACCACAATGGTTCTAATCCATCACTTGAATCATATAATGGTTATTTAAACCCTGAAACTACAAAGTGCTTTTATAATAAAGAACTTTTAGATTGGGTTACAGAGTGCTTCAATAAAGTCAGCCAAGAGAAATACAAACAAAATTTATCTGTAGTTGATAGTTGGGTCACGAAAACAAAGTTTTTAGCTGGATCAGGCTGGCATGACCATACTATGTCAATTCTAAGTGGGGTGCTTTATTTTGACGATTCAAGTCCAATTGAATTCAAGTATACTGATCCATATCATATTCATACTGGACTTTTTAGACATCCCGATTTTCTTAAAGCTAGCGATATTACTACAAAAGTAAATCCAACTAAAGGTAACTTTATGATATTTCCTAGTCATCTTGCACATAGGATCACACCAAATAAAAATAAATCTGATAGGTATTCACTAGCATTTAATACATTTTTTACAGGTGAACTTTCTAATTTTAGAACTACTCGTTTGGCTTTAACTACTAAAGAACTTGAATAAGATATGAAACAAATTAACTTATTTGACATAAACCTATTTGAATTTCAGTGTGATAATAAATTAACAAAGTTTGTATATGATGAAATCATCCAATTAGATAGGAATCAACAAATATTTTGGAATAAAACTCGCGGAGATAATCCAGGAAATGCAGGATATCTCAACAAAGAAACCTCTAAATTTTATTATAATAAAGAATTGTATAATTGGTTTGACACTTGTATTGAAAGCGTAAGTACATCTGTACTTAAAAGAAAACAAGTTATTTGTGATACTTGGATTACCAAACATCAATTTTTAGAATATTCAGATTTTCATAAACATAGTTTTTCTGTGCTTAGTGGAGTTTTTTATTTTAACGACGGCAGTCCTATTGAATTTCAAATGCAACATCCGTGGTTAAGCAATTTGAAATTCTTTTATCCTGACGATACCACTGTATTAAAATCATCCTACACTCCTAGTGCAGGAAAATTAATTTTATTTCCTAGTGATATACAACATAAAGTAAGCGTAAACAAAACTAAAGAACCTAGATATTCTTTAGTTTTTAATACTTTTTTCGATGGTCTGATTTCCTCTCATCATACAGGTAAGTTAAATTTAAGTACAGCACCTGTGAAAAACTTTTCAGAAAATACTATTTAATGAATGTCTTACACATAAAATGCAATGAACATCTTTTGTATTTCATGCAATGTGGGATGATGAGGTTAAGTGCTTATGACCTTAAATTCATTCAAAATTTGCAAACAATAATTGCATCGGCAAATAAAATTACCTCAAATCAAGTAGCTCTTTTTGATAAATTGGTTTTGAAATATGGCAGACAATTTTTAAAACATAAAATTTCTCCAGAGCATATTTCTACTTTACAGTGGAACACTCCTATGGTGATGAGTGATCCGAAATTTACTGAAGCCTATATTTGCATTGAAAACGATATAATAAAATTTCGTTCACCATTTTCTAAAAAATTTGTTGATGCTATGAGAAATAATAAACATCATAGTTTTAAATGGATTAAGGATACTAAGAATTATCAAACAAATTTTAATGCAAACTCCTTTAAGGTCATTGTTGATTTAGCACATGAACATTATGAAAGACTTAATTTTTGTCCTATTACAAAAGAATTACTACTTGATTTAATTGAAAAGTACGGAGAGGTAAAGTATTGGGCACCTACACTAGTCAAAATTAACAATCAGTACATGATTGCCGCAATAAATAATCATGTCAATTCTGCTATTGAAAATATTACATTATCGGATGATCCTTTTTGCTTATCTACATTATCTGTATATGGTGTGGATATATGCGATTCAATAATTCAAAATAATAAACTGTTAAAATTCTCGGGTACCTATGCACCTGAGGTAGACATTCACACTGAAGATATTGTATCATACTTAAAAGCAATAGAATGTGATGCAGTATTTTTTGCAGGAAAGAGTTTTTTAAATAAAGCGGCTATTTATCCGCAACTACTTCAAAAACTCAATGACGAGAAAATTATCTATCACGTTAAGTTTGATCCAAGTCAACATGAACTTGTAAAAAAATATAACAGACCTGTGCTGATTAACTTTGCCTACAATTTCTCGCCGGGGGCCCATTTTCTTAAGATAATTAAAGTAAAAAATTCGATTGAAGTTAATATTAAATGAAACAATGTAAATTAGTCATCAAAGATGAGGTTAATGTAAAACTAGAAGGGTTAGAATTAGCCGATCGTAAAACATTAATGAAAATGTTTGAGTATGAAAAGCCGGGGGCAAGATATCTACCTTCGGTACGATTGGGCAGATGGAATGGTAAGATAAGTTATTTTAGTTTAGGCGGATCAACATATGTAAATTTGTTACCTGAAATATTACCGCTATTAGATCAAGCTGGATATGATATTGAATTGGATGATCAACGCACATATCGCACTACTTTTAGTTTCACTCAAGTGTCCGAAAATACTTTTTCTAACTTTACATGGCCAAAAGGTCATCCAAGATCAGGCGAACCTATTATTTTGCGTGACTATCAAGTGCAAGTAATTAATGACTTCTTAGCTAATCCACAATCAATACAAGAAGTTGCAACTGGCGCAGGTAAAACAATTACTACAGCGGCGCTAAGTTATAGTGTGCAAGAGTATGGTCGCAGTATTATTATTGTTCCTAACAAAAGTCTAGTTACACAAACAGAAGAAGATTACAAAAATGTAGGATTGGATGTAGGTGTATACTTTGGTGACAGAAAAGAATGGGGTAAGACACATACAATTTGTACTTGGCAAAGTCTTAATAATTTACTTAAAGACACACAATCAAAAACAGCAGAGTTTACTATTCAAGAATTCATTGAAGATGTTGTTTGTGTTATGGTTGATGAAGTACATATGGCGAAAGCAGATGCACTTAAAACATTACTAACAGGGGTGTTTAGTCATGTGCCCATTCGCTGGGGTCTTACTGGCACGATACCTAAAGAAAAGTATAATGCACAGGCGTTGTATATAAGTTTAGGAAATGTAATTGGCAAATTGTCTGCAAGTGAATTACAGGATAAGGGTGTACTTGCTCAATGTCACGTCAATATTGTTCAGCTACAAGATAATGTAGAATTTACAAATTATCAAAGTGAGCTTAAACATTTGTTAGAGGATACAAACAGGTTAGATAAAGTTGCAGAATTAATTACAAAAATAAAAGAATCGGGAAACACACTTATACTAGTTGATAGAGTTGCAGCAGGTCGAGAATTAGTTAGTAGAATAAAAGATGCTGTATTTGTAAGTGGTGAAACCAAATTAACTGAGCGTAAGGAAGAATATGATGAAATTGCGACATCTACTAACAAGGTTATTGTGGCGACTTATGGTGTGGCCGCTGTGGGTATTAATATTCCTAGGATTTTTAATCTGGTTCTTCTGGAACCCGGAAAGAGCTTTGTTAGGGTTATACAATCAATTGGGCGAGGTATTAGAAAAGCTGAGGACAAAGAGTTCGTACAAATCTGGGACATAACTAGCAGTTGCAAATTCGCCAAACGACATTTAACCCAAAGAAAATCGTTTTATAAGGAAGCAAACTATCCATTTGACTTGGAAAAAATGACTTACCGATGATATAATATACATATGAGAATTCTTACACTCGACAATCGTTTTTACAATCTGGAAACATTACCAGATGAGATAGATGACCTGCGCTTTGCGATACTAGACAATAGTAATCCAGCTAATGTTGACTATCATTACATACCACTAATATTTTTAGAATCATTTAGTTCTCCTGCTCTTGTATTGAAAATAGGAGATACTAAAATTAAAATGCCAGTAGACTGGCAAATACTTATTGGCGAAAAAGATCATGGCGATCTTGAAACATTACCACTAACAAGTGTGAATGACAGAGGTTTTAGCGCATTTGAGTTTAACCCACTCAGTAGTTTTAGTCCAAGTTTTTTACCAATTGAAATTGTAGATATCTACCATGATGTAACATGGTATGCTCCTAGATTAAAGAATGGTCAATTTTTATGTGTTCCCATTGACGATGGTCCTGAACCCAGATGTGTTTACTTTGTTAAAGAGATTAGTAGAAACTGTGAGATTGTGGATTACAGTCAGGCGTTTTAATGGCAACTAAAAAATCAGTACCCAAAGAAGAAAAGTTTGAAAAACAAGATATTGACTTGTTTGAAGTTCTTGCCGCTTTAGATAAAAAAGATTATGGGTATTATGATAGATTGACTGAAGATCAGAAACGCAAGTTTGTGCCATTCATGCTAACACATTGGATGAGTGCAATCAAGGCTAATGAGGGTTTATCAAGATATTATGTGATGAGTACCAACGAATATGCAAACAAATATTTGTTTAATGAGTTTATTGGCAAGCACCCGAAGTTACAATGGTTGATGTTGTGTAGTTCAAGTCCAGGTTTAGGTAAGCAATTTCATCAATGGATACCTCACATTAGAGATAAAGTGACAAAATTCAAAGAAAATGCTACAATTAAAGAAATCAAAGAATACTATGCAAAGATTTATCCAAAAGCAGATGATTCTTCTTTGCAAGAAATAGCAAAAACTTTTGTCGAAGAACAAAAAAGAAAAATGTACTTGGCAAAAGTTTATCCCAATATGAAAATAACTGATATAGAAGCGTTAAATCAAATTGTTACAGATAAAGATATTGAGCAATATGAAAAAGACAGAGGTAACATCTAAAGGTTCTTTTGGATGTGAGTTTTGTGGCCGCAGTTTTATTCGTGAGTCAACAGTACTCAAACATATCTGCGAGTATAAACATCGATGGCTTGAAAAAGATAGACCAAGTAACCGTATAGGTTTTCAGGCTTGGATTCAATTTTACAAAAAGAATTCTGCAAGTAAAAAGAATAAGACTTACGAAGAATTTATTAAATCCCAATACTATGCTGCCTTCATTAAATTTGGTATGTATTGCGTAGATGCAAATGTTATTAATGTTTCTAGGTATGCAGACTGGCTTGTAAAAAATCAAATTAAAATTGATACATGGAACACAGATACAAACTACACAAAATTTCTAGTAGAATATTTGCGAGTTGAAGATCCATTGGATGCAATTCATAGAAGTATTGAAACTTGTGTCGAGTTAACAATAGATCAAAGCATATTATCAAAGGATGTTTTAAGGTACGCAAATAAAAACCGTGTTTGTTTTCAAATCACAAAAGGTAAAATCAGCCCATGGATGCTATATCATAGTGAAAGCGGTTTAGAATTTCTTGCAAGTATCGATAGCACTCAACAAAAAATGATTATGGATTATATTAATCCTGAACAATGGGCAATCAAATTTAAACGCAACTCAGATTCTGTAACACAAGTTAAAGAAATTTTATCAACCGCAGGCTATTAAGGAGCAGCCATGAAGTTAAAAACACTAGCATTTAGTATTGCATTAATGATGGGTAATGCATATGGTCAAACTACTAAGTTTGAAACTAGTGAGTATCTACTAAGTAAATCACTTAAATTAATTAATGCAAGTTCTGCTTATAATCGCGGATATACAGGTAAAGATAGTGTGATTGGTGTTATCGATACTGGTATCGATACCAGTAATGACCAGTTTAAAAATAAAATTCTTTTTGTAAATGATTTTTCAAGTAGTGGAACCATAATTGATAGAGTTGGTCATGGTACTCACGTTGCAGGTATTGCCGCCGCAGCCAGAGATGGTATAGGAGTTCACGGCGTAGCTTATGATGCAAAATTAATTATCGCCAAGGTAACAGATAACGGATCAGTCGGTACTGCTAACTTGATTAATGCCCTGTCATGGGTTAACAGCACCGGAGCAGATGTCGTTAATATGAGTTTAGGCTGGATGGTATCAAGTAACTATTCTATGGCCAAACAAATCGGAACTGGTCTTTATTCAACAAAATTTTCTAATACAGGTACTCTTCCAATTGGTAGTTTATTTGATGTGCCTGCCCTAGTAAAGTCTTTGCAAAGTGAAATGGTAATTGTTGTTTCAGCAGGCAACGATAAAACAAAATGGTCACAGGGATTGGCAGGACTGGCAACTCTTACTGACAGTAAAGGGAATCTCGCACTAGGCGGTAGAATGATTATTGCCGGTAACTACGATCAAAATTCAAATCAAGTTAATCCAACAAGTAATGGTGCAGCGCATTTATGCCAAAATGTTGTCAAGGGTGTAATGAATCAAGAATATTGTGCTGATAAATTCAAGACATGGGAGTTTTACATTTTGGCACCAGGCACAAGTATTATTAGCACCGTGCCCAAGATAGATGGAATTCCACAAAAATTAGATTCATCGTTTAATCCAACCGGATTAGCTACAATGACAGGCACATCAATGTCAGCACCTGCAGTATCTGGAGCTGTTGCAATTATACATCAAATGTGGCCGCAAATGAAAGGTGCTAATATAGTAAGGTTGTTGCTTGTAACAGCAAACAAAACTATTCCCAATTACAATTTGTATGTACATGGACAAGGGTTGCTTGACCTAGAAAAAGCGACACGCCCTATCGGCAATTTGGGTATCCCAACAACAGGTAGGTTGTCTGGTCCCAATCTCACTAATGTCCGTCCGTTAGTTTATACGGGTGGTAGCGCAAGCACAGGTGGGTTGACTAATGTTATGGTTGTCGATGAATTTGAACGAGACTTTTATACTGATAGTAAATTGCTTACAGCCTATAAAGTTAAACCTCAATTCAATTTAAACCAAATGATGTTTACTTATGAAGGCAAAAATCCTTATGTGTTGTTTAATAATTACTCACATAAACACATTACAGGAAACAATTCTATTGAATTTTCCATGTATAGAGATTTATACAACATGCAAAGCAATGTAGGTATGTTAGAGTTTGGATATAAAAAAGAGTATGATTATGCAAATGTAAAATTCATCGGTGGTTATTTTAACGAAGCAAACACTTGGTTGGGCAACACCATTGGTAGTTTTGCAGGTGAGGGTAATAATAAAAATAGTCATACTACTTACATGGGTCTGCATGTAAACAAGCAACTATCTAACACCAACTTATACGCTAGTTTTATTACAGGGGTAACCAATACAAATTCTAATAGTGAAAACATTACAAGTATTGGCAAAGCATATAGTAATACCTATACTATGGGAGCAGAACATAATGTTGGAAATAATACCTTTGGATTAATGTACTATAAACCGGTAACTGTACATAGAGCTATGGCTGATATTGTTGCCCCTGTGGGATTAGATAATGAATTTAATATTATTCAAAACTCAAGAGCTAATCTGGCTGCATCAGTAAAAGAACATAGACTTGGATTTTATCATAAGTTCGAAGATAAGAAGTATTATAAATCTATGGCATTTATCGAATCAAGGTATAATTATAGAGGTCAAGAAGGCATGAAAGACACAGCAGTGGGTGTAAATTTTACTAAATACTTTCATTAATGTCAGAATTTAATCATACAATTAGAATATCATGGAAGCACGGTGATGAAATAAGTAATTGGAATGAAAAGTGTGTGTATGCTTTAGAAAATTTCGGCTTGCCGGGTGATCGTTTTATAACCCATTGCAATGAAGATTATATGGAGTTTATATTTAAAAAAGAAGTTGATGCTATTCATTTTGCCCTAGCAGTATTATGACTATTGTAGAAAACTATTTTGATTATACTAGAGGGTGGGAAAATACCAATGCAGGGTGGTATGAAGTGCAATTACCTTGGACCACAAGAAATAAAAGTAAAGAGGCTAAGGAAATGATACAGTGGATGTATGATAATCTAGATGGTACTGAAAAACATGCAAGGTGGATAGCTTTTGAAGATTGTGCTAAATTTAAGTTTAGATATGAGCGTGATGCTATAATGTTTACATTAAGATGGTCTTAAATTATAAATGGACATTGTCCCAACATAAAGAGGTTAACAGAGCACTAGAAATAGTACTCTACTTGAAACAACAAGGATTAGTAAATAATACAGATTTTACTTTTAGTGTAAATCCTGAAACTGAAAACACAGAATTTTTCTTCCACAAAGAAAATGCAGAAAAATATGCATCGATGATTTCACTTAAATTTTTATGACAAGTCCAATCGTAAAATATTCACACAAAAACAAACATGTTGTAGAATGGCCTAGTATTGGACCAGTTAAAACAATAACCAGCCGTATGAAGTTATTGGAACTTATCTTTAATGAAGCAAAAGCATTTGAAGCGGGTTTGATGATTCAACTACAAGGATCACAATGTGATATATTGTGGCTAGATTTTACTGCGTTTGCTCAGGATGCTAATAGTTACTATTCTGATTATTTACAAGATATGTATATTATACGGGGTGTGGTTTTTACTGAACAAAAATGTGCAGATATGTTTTACGATATTTTAGATAAAAAATTAATGTGGAGAATTCTAAGTGGCAGTACCGTTTGAACAAATCAGCCCGTTCATCGAATTTGTTGAATATGAGATTGTAAACCCAAAAGACACAGGTAAAAAAGTATTTCGTTGTAAGGGCGATCCAACAACAGTTATTAAATGGTGTAGAAAAAATTTCGGAAATAGGGGAGATGGCTGGGACTTTTCAGGTTCAGGCAAAACGCTAGATATAACAATATGGTCTAGTAGATTAATAACAATGTACACATTATGGCAAGAATAGTAAAATCACAATTAACAGAAAATACAGGATATATCGTTTTAGAAAAAATTATTCCTGATCACTTGGTCGATAGTATAGTTGCAAAATTAGATACACTGTATCCTGTTCGTGCTTCAAGTTCAACTAAAAAATATGCAGAAAAAGATGATATTAAAAATTTGACTGACATAAGTGTTTGGTGGAGTCAAATGGTTATGGATTGGCCAGAGGTTATTGAAATTAATAACCTAATCATCGATAAAGTTAAAGAACATTTACATAATGCTGAATGGTATGCTAGTGATATTGTGACCATTGAAAAACATAGTAAATGGATAAACCCCCATATAGACACACCGCATCGTTTTAAAAAATATAACTATGATAGAAGATTACTAGGTGTTCAGGCTATTGTCTCACTTTTTGATTTAGATAAAACTACAGGTGTTACGGGTGTCGTTCCTAGAAGTCAAACACAAGATTTTAATATAAATTTATGTTATCAAGGTTTTTATAATACTTGGTTCATGAAAAACTGTGTTCAACCTAATTTACCCAAAGGTAGTGTTTTGTTTTATAATTGCAGAGTTTTACACAGCAGTATGCCAAATGAACAAAATAGTCCTCGCCCAGCATTATTGTTAAATTACTTGGATGGTAGTATAATTGAAGATGTAAAGACTATGGACAATATTTGGGCAAGTAATGGTTGAACGAAAAAGCAAACATGAATACAGGGTACATCTAAGTAAGATTACTCCTAGGCCTACTTCCGCTGACGAATTGCGTGAGGCACAAAATTGGTGTGAAAATACATTTGGCCAAGGCGGCAGAAACAAAAAATATCGTTGGAGATATGGATGGGTACAACGGACTACTGATGTTTTCTATTTCCGTAATGAAAAAGATGCATTGTTTTTTGTTTTAAGGTGGTCATGAATAAATTTGATTTAGGTCCAAATATGGCCGATTGTCCAAATTACTGGGTCAACTTTATTGCTGAGATAAACAAGAAGCCCGGACTTGATGTGCCTATACGCAGAATTCAAAGTGAATTGAAAAAGTATAATGCAAGGTACAGATTTAGAGGTTCTTATCCATGTGATTACATTGAGTTTGAAAGTGAAAAAGACTATACATTTTTTGTATTAAGGTGGGCATGATTTGGCAACTATCAAGGCATCATATGCTTCAAGACCGTTATAAGAATTTAGAAGTAGGTACAGTCGTAGGAATAGAACATGACTGGGTTCCTACATTCGCACTATTGCCTCATAGAACTATCAGTAAAAAATGGATATGGTTGCGTAAAATTTATATGCGTAGAGTTTGGGTTTATACAGGCTTTATTGATGAACCAGAAACACACTATGCTGAATTGTTCGATATATTGAAAGATAGCGATGGCTAATGATATAATGATTGATCTGGAGACATCCT